TAACAACCGCTACTTGGCGGACGTTTACTTTCCTGACTATACAGGATTCGCTCAAGCAGAATCCGGTGCGTGCGATAACGACAGATGTTGCCAACAATCTATGGGTGGCGCTGGCTTCTGGTTATGCCTCACCCGAAACCGATAGTACATTCACGATCATATTAACCGCCGATAGTTCGATTGCACCTAATACCCGCAATGATGTGCGGGACCTCGCGTGGTCGCCCGTTAATAGCGCGACATGGTTGGCAACTGGCGCAGGTCTATCACTTGGTACTATAAGATTACTCAACACCGACAGCGGCTTGGTATCGAACAATGTCTGGCGCGTCATGCCGGATACTCTTGGAAATGTCTATTTCGGAACTTACGGGACTGGCGCTGGATTGTATTTCTTTGATCCCGACACACTGGTATTTAATAACTTCACGGACTCGTTGCCGGGGACAACGGTATTCTCAATGGCCCGCGATTCATCCGGCAATCTCTGGTTTGGCACGGATAGTGGTGCAACGGTTTATATGGGGCCGGGTGCGTGGTTTAACTATACCACAGCCGATGGTTTGCCAAGTAACCGCGTTTACGCTATCGCCGTGGATGACAGCAACGATGTCTGGTTTGGCGGGCCACAAGGCGCGGTAAGGTTCGATCAGGACACACTTTGGACAGATATATCCGACTCGCTGGATGCTTACGGCGGAAGAACCGTTTATGACATATCGTGCAGCAAATGGAAATCCAACGGCAGTCACTTGACCTTCTTTGCCACGGATTCCGGCGTTGTCAGTTATAGATTGCCGACCGGATATTGTGCCGCATTCACTTCCGAGAGTACCAATGACAGCCTGCCGAATAACTTCATCCATGCCATATATGTTGAACGTCATACTTCCGGTCTGGACAGTCTTATGACTATCTGGATCGGTACGCCTGCTGGATTGACAAGGGAGAGAAAACAATGACCTTTTCTCAAAACATAAAGAACGCCATTAACGGACCGCAATTATCCGACGAAGAAAAGTTGAAAATTCTTAATGAATTTTCCAACAGGCTCAACGAGCAGACTATTGAACTTGATCCTGAAATCAGCCGGGCAATGGCTGATAATATCAAAGACTTATTGGCATAGGAGAGGAAATGACTTTTGATCGTAAAGACAGATATAATACGCATATTAAACCACACTTAGACACAATAGCCAAGTGGTGCGGCCAAGGCGCAACGGATGTAGAAATTGCTTCCAAATTGGGTATCTCTGCATCTACTCTCAGTAAGCACAGGCAGATTCACCCCGACCTATTGGAAGCGATGAACTCCGCCAAAGAGCTTGCGGACATGAAGGTGCAGGCCGGTCTTTACAAGAGGGCTTGCGGATACGAATACGAAGAGATTACCGAGAAACCGGCGGTGGAGTTTATTGCTAAGAAACTGATGTCTAAAGCAACTGCGGCTGGTATCAATCTCACGCTGAATGATTTAAAGAAAGCTTTCGGGGAGCACCGTGTAGAAGTCTGCCGCGTCAAGCGCAGTGTTCCGCCCGATACGGCAGCGGCTATGGCATGGTTAACGAACCGCCGCCGGGACGAATGGAAACACAGATACGAACAGACCTTGCATGTCAACGGTGAGGCGTCTAAGTTACTGGATGACGCGGAGAAACGGGAAAAAGAGCGGCAGGCACAGGAAGCGGCCCACAGTGGCGTTATAAGTCTTGTCCCGCCGCCGATAGAGAAAGAAGGATAATATGAATAGGCGTAGTTTATTTGCCAGTGTCTTTGCTTTGCCTCTTTTCTCGCAACTAAAGTTACCGAATTTTGAAAACGACGAAGCGTTTTGTCGCAGGCTCAAAGAGTGGGCTGAAGATTATGTTGGAGTAGTGGGCGAGAATACAAATTTTGCTTGGGCTGATACTGGCGAGCCTTATGTTGCCTATGGTTTTGGATGTAGGCCGCCCTATAAGAACTTTTATAGTGGCGTAGAGGCGCGATTTAAGAATCTAATACGATTTTTATGCGAGGTAGAAAAAGCCAGGCATACACAAGGAGCGGAATGTGGACCACTTAGGCTCCATTGGCGATTTGAGCCATATATAGAACAGACGGATAAAGAAAAGCAGTTTTATATGCGATTACTGATTAGCAAGGCAAGGTCTATTCCTGATTGGTCACCGCCGAATGTAACATATTCCAATACGGTAAAATATAAACTATCACCCAAATGGAGTGAATGTATATCTTAATACAAGGAGGCCATTTAATGGCCTGTCCAAATTGCGGTTATGAAAATCCAGGCTTCTTTTTTGAGGGCGATATACTGCCAGAAATGATCGAATGTTCTGTTTGCGGCACTGAATATGTGGTCGAGTTTTGGGAGAAAGCAGAAGCTGAATGACGTTTGATCCTAACCTGACGCTCGATGAACGCTTGGCTCAAATCTGTGTGGAGTATCGCCAGAAACCGCGTTCCTTTGTGCGTGTCATTTATCCGTGGGGTGCTCCGGGAACGGAACTGGCGAATGAAGCCGGACCTGATAAGTGGCAAGACGATGTAATGGCGGTTATCGAGGATTATTATGCGTCCGGCAAATACAAGACAGAATCTTTGCAGATAGCTGTCGCCAGTGGTAACGGCGTTGGCAAGGGTGCTCTGGCCGCATGGTTGGTACATTGGTTTAATAGTTGCTTTAAGAATCCGCGTATCGTAGTTACGGCCAATACTGCCACACAGTTAGATACAAAGACATGGCGTGAAGTGGCGCTGTGGCAAACCAGGGCGCTGAACGGCCATTGGTTTGTCTGGACGGCTACCAAGTATTACCGGCAGAATGAACAGAAAACATGGTACGCTTCGGCTATCCCGTGGAACGAACAGAAGCCAGAGGCTTTCGCTGGAACCCACGGGCAGGCAACACTGTTTATTTTTGATGAAGGCAGTTCTATAGCGGACACTATTTGGGAAGCAAGCGAAGGTGCTTTTACAGAACCTAACAGTATTTGGATAGTCTTGGGAAACCCGACGCGCAACGTGGGTCGTTTCCGTGAATGCTTCGGCAGACTCATGCACCGTTGGCATCGTTTTCAGTTGGACATACGCACCTGTAAGATGTCGAGTCGCAACTTAACGAAGTTCAAGCAGTGGGTAGAGGATTACGGTGAAGATAGCGACTTTGTGCGCGTTCATGGTCTTGTACGCAGTTTATCGGTAATGATCTTGTAAATGCCGCCGTTGGGCGTGAGTACGATTTGCGGGAAATGGCGTACAGCCCGATCTGTGTTGGCTGTGACGTGGCGCGTTTCGGTGACGATCAAACAGTAATGCAGGTACGACGCGGTTTAAAGATTATCCATACCGAGAAGTACCGTGAGTTAGATACGATGCAAGTAGCAAGCCGCCTTGTGGCGGTAGAGAACAAATGGCGGGCGGACATTGTATTCGTGGATGAGGACGGCCTTGGCGCTGGCGTATTAGACCGTGGACACCAACTTGGGCATAGATGGATTGGTGTGCAGAATGGCGTTCGCGCTTCAGACACAAGAAAGTATGCGAATAAACGCGCCGAAATGTGGGACCTGATGAAAGAATGGCTGGCAAATGCAGATATACCAAACGATCAGGAGTTGATAAACGATTTACTTGGCCCGGAATATGGATATAACAAAAGAGAGCAAATACAACTTGAACGGAAAGAGGACATGAAATCCCGTGGTTTGAGTAGTCCCGACTGCGCGGATGCTCTTGCGATTACTTTTGCCGAAAGGCTTGGCGCAAGACTGGAAAGCGATGAAGATTCTTTTTCTTTGGAACAGCAACATAAAGCGCCGGATTCAGATACAGGATATTGAAATGGAAGAATATTTATATACGTTAGCGTCTCAATGTACTGGTTGCCGCAATATTGTAACGTTTCGAGTGGGACTCTCTTGCCCCATCGAGGAGGCCAATGGTAAAGATGGAATATGTCAATGTGGGGCATCCTACAAATTGATTTATGCTGCAAAGGGACACGACTTGTTTATGCAACCAGAAGTAGAAGCTTTACATGAAATATTAGGCGCAAGAAAAAATAATATTATGCCAGATACAGGATATTAAATCAGTTTCGCGGATAGACCGCCTCTTATCGAAAAACAGGATAGTTGAATATGATAGACGTAAGAAATATGGGACAACCTATGGTGCAGCCTGAAGCGCCTATGATGGCCGCTGAACCACAGATGGCCATGCCGATGGCGCAGGAACAATCCTTCCAGCCTTCTGTGCCGAAGAATATCCAGAAACTCAAGGATTGGACGACTAAGAAGAATATCGCTGACGATATAGAGCAAGGTACTCTGGATACGCTCGGTCAGCTTGTGGTATCGGAATACGACCTGGATAAGAAGTCCCGCGAGGAATGGGACAAACAGAATGAAGAAGCAATGCAACTTGCTTCAATGATTGCCAAGAAGAAGTCCTTCCCGCATGCCGAAGCGGCTAATATCGTCTATCCGCTTGTCTCGATGGGTGCTGTGCAGTTTGCCTCCCGTACATTGCCGACGGTTGTACGCGAAGGTATGGTAGTCAAAGCCAAGGTTGTAGGCAAGAAAACAAATGAAAAAGTTGAGCGGGCCGACCGTATCAGCGATCACATGTCTTTCCAGCTTGCCGAACAGATGGACGGCTGGTATGAGGACATGGATTCTCTATTGCACTATTACGCTGTGGCAGGCGTTGGCTTTAAGAAAACCTATTGGTGTGTCGAGAAAGGTAAACCGGAGTCAGTGTTCCTGCGGGCCAGCGACGTAACGGTGCATTACTGGACTAAAACGCTCGACACTGCCAAGCGAATTACCCACGAATACGAGCTTACACCGAATGAACTGGCGACTAAGCAACGGACTGGTGAGTTCCTGAAAGTCGATTTAGGCGAAGGTGAAGCCGATTCTAAGACCGGCGGTGGAACGGATAGTCAGAATCCATATCTGATTCTCGAACAGAGCCGGTGTTACGATTTGGACGATGATGGCTACGCG